GGCTTAAGCAGTACTGCGTGGACCTACATCCGCCAATTTGCCCCCGAGTGGTATTTCTTAGTGGGGGGTATGCTTCCTTGGTACTAGCTGCTACTACTTAGTACTAAGACGCATCTCCAGACGGACCTTCCACCATAGAAAAGATGGTCTAAAGGAGGGAGATGGAGGAATAAGTGACTAAAATTTCATTATGAAAGTTTAAGGAGTCTCGGGTCTGAAATATTAGACTTCCGTGGGTCTTAATTAGACGAACCTAGACATAAAAATGGCCATGGACCCAGAAAATAGCTTGACTTTGGTCCAGAAATGTGGTACATTCTAGTAGAGTGATAGATGTGGAAGGAAAGGTCTTGATTCGTAAGAGGTGGTCTGATGGGCCGTGGACACAATAAAGATCCGCAAATGCTTAAGATGTACCTGCAGCAGATGGTTTTGGCCCAGATAGGGGGATTGGACCATGTAACCATCGGCAAGCTGGTGAATCTAAGTGCCGGGACAGTAGGGAAGGTCCTGAAGACCTTAGAAGCCAAGCGAATGCGTGCGGATATGATGGAGAAGAGGGACCGAGATTTCCATGACAAGGCTATGGACAGAATTATGGCTGTACAGGGCGATATGTCCGAGATTGTTATTAACATCGCCCATCATGCAGAGAATGACAGAGTTAGGCTCTCGGCTGCGATCGACATGCTGGACCGTGGGGCTACGAAAGTTAAGGAAGAGAAGGTTACTGATGACTCACCCTTTATTCAGGTTAATATAGCTAACATCGAGACGAAGCACACCGAAGGCCTTATGCCCACAAATCTTGTCGAGGGCGTAATGCCTGTTGAAGCCATCTTTCAAGAGGAGGTGATAGATTCCAATGGCAAAAGTAACAGGAGCATCGAAGGAGAGCACACCCTCAACGGGGCAGAAGATCAACAAGGACGGGAAGACAGCAGCTCTATTGGGGGCAGCTCTGAGGGAAGGGCAGAGCAAGATCGGATCGCAGGTGATCAGCAAGAAGTAGGAGGTGAGGATGGAGAAACGATGTTTAATGACCTCATTTCCCAATCTCCCACTGGCTACGATGGTGGGCAATTTCCCAACTTCATTGATCCTGAGGAGGAGGGATGAGTGTTCAAAGTAGAATCCCTGGTTCCTTGAGTCAAAAAATAATTGACTCGGGTGTATCGTCAGGAAGAACAGACGCTGCAAAGAGAACTGGTACTTCAGAAGGTCTTAAGCATAAGGGAACCGATGAGCGAAGAAACGTTTCGGCTATTGACGTCCTCATCCGGTTTAACCGGCCAGGAAGGTAAGTCTTTAAAATCTATCTCGCCGGAAGAATGGGCGAAGCGCTGGCCTAATTTTCCACCAAGCGAGTTTAGATGCAAAGGGCTTGAATGTCAAGATAAGTTCTTCGTTCATGTCTCATCAGATTTTCTAGACAGACTGCAGGCTGCGAGGAACGACTACGGGAAGCCGATGGTAGTCGATTCTGGTGGGAGATGTTCACTGTATAATCTTGACCTGCGAAAGCGGGGTTACAAATCTGTCGATGGTTCGGCACACACCATGACAGAGGATCAGCCGTGCGAGGCTGCAGATATAATCTGTCGCCATAGCTCAGTTCGTGATGAGATGGTTCGTGCTTTGCTCGAGTACTTTGACAGAATGGGCATAGCAAATACCTTCCTTCATGTAGACTCAGATACAGAGAAACCACAGGATGTGATATGGGTCTACTCGTAAGTAAACTTTCAACATGAAACTTTACAAAGGAGGCTTTAGTAAGATGAATCGGCTGAAGCAAAACGCAGGCGTGGGAGCACTTATGCTCGTCATTGCCTTTGTCGTAATGGGAGCTTATCGCGACCATGATATTGACTGGAAGCCGCAGCATCACTTCATCCCTGCGACAGATTTCCACACCACGATCACAGAGGGCACACCTAATACGCGTGTGTCTGCTAATGGTGGGGGACAGCAAGTGGAGCTTACGACCATCGGAATCGATGCAGTGTCGATGGCTACTGGAGATTTCATCGCAACTTATCGACCCTTCTGGCCGGATGTGAATAGGAACTATCCGCTAGGAATGAGGGTCTGGTGGACTTCGAATTCTGCTGCGACTGATGGCAGTATTGATTGGATCGTAGGGCTGGAAGAAAAAGGTCACGGGGCTGCCCTTGAGGCAATTACTGGCCTCGCTGATCAAATCACTATGGATGCAGATGCTATGAGTGAAGCTACTGCTCTTATCGTCCAGCATACTAACTGGGACACGCTGAGTTCGACTGCCATCGGAACATACAATCACGGCACTATGATGCAGATTAGTGTCGAGTTGGATGACTCTGGAGATGCTTCGGCTGACGAGGTTCATTTCTTGGGCGTAGAGTTTGCTTATGTGCCCAATCGGACCTACGGAGCAGGGTCAAGGCGACTTAGTAGTGTCTCAATCGCATCAGCTAATGGATCAGCTGGTATTAACCTGGGCCGACGGCCCTAACGAAGATAACGTACCAAGGAACTAGGTGTCTATGCCCATTGCTGAAGGTATCAAGTGGCCCAGCATATACCCACACCAAAGGGACTTTGTCTTTAACACAGCTCCTTATCCTGCACTATGGGGATCATGGGGCTCTGCTAAGACTTGGGCTTTGGTAATGCGATGCTTGATACTTTCTGTAGACACCGAGTTCTTTGGGGCTCTCTCGGGTAATAGAGGAGTCCTTGGGCGTCAGGTCGCAAAGGACCTCCGCGATACTACGCTCAAGGACTTCTTTGATTTACTTCCTCCTAAGTGGATTAAGAGATATAACCGAAGTGAGATGATAGTAGAACTTGATGGTGGAACAGAGATTATTCTTGCCCATTTCGATGAATTTAAAATCGGAGCTAACCTTGGATGGGTCGCTATAGACCAGATGGAAGAGGTTACAGCAGAGAGCTTCGAGAGGCTGCAAGGTCGAGTGCGTCTTACTAACCTTCGCGGCTTTGATAATGAAGGCATCCCCAAGACACTTAATTATCGTTCTGTCTTTGGAGTAGGAAATACTAATGGACGAGCTAGTTGGCAATATAAACGATGGGAGCAGAATAGACTTAACTTCCTCAAGCAAGAAAAGTTCGATCCTCGCTTTTGGACCCACCCTCCTCTTACCCTTTACGACAACCCTGCTTTGCCCGACGATTATGTCCAGAACCTCGAAGAGACTCTCTCGGCCAAGAAGTTTCGCATCTATGGCCTCGGTTCCTGGGAAGCGTTGGAGGGGGTTATATTAGAGGATTGGGAAGAAACAAGCTGTGTTAATAAGGTTAATATCGTTCCTGCTTCGTACTGGAGAAAGTATTGTTGCATAGATCACGCTAATGCCTCTGGAATTAAAGCCGCGGTATGGTTGGCCATAGATGATGCATGGAATTGTCTCGTCTATGACGAGCTATATGGCAAGGAAATGCAATTAGAGGACTTTATAAAGGGCGTGAGGGCAAAGCTTGTGCAGCATGAGCGCGAGATGGCTGAGTGGGAAGGAAGAAGAGCAGAGGGAATCGAGAATATTACCCTTTGGCCTTGTGATCCTTCGATGTATAGGAAGACTGAGGATAATGCAACGCTGAATGTTATGCAATCTTATGGGCAAGAGGCTTCGAGACAGAGGTTTTCTATGCCCCTTTACCCGGCAGGTAACGATATAGACGCTGGGATTGACAAGATTAACTGGCTTCTACGAAATAATCAGAAAGATAGGCAGAATTTGCCCTACATGCGAGTTAATCCTCGGTGTAAGAACTGGAGATCAATTGCTGGTGCCTGGGTTTATGACGAAAAGACTGGTAAACCCAAAGATGGGCAAGATGATCACGAGATGGATGCTACGAAATACGGAATCCACACTATCTATGTCGGTGATTTCTTACTCAACAAGATTAATACTGAAAATGAAAGGAGTAGAGAAGAGCAAATAATCTATGATTTTCAAGACTCTTCTCATCCTAATGATCTTAACGACTATCTACTCGACCTCTCCGATATTGGTATGGGGGTGGGAGTATGACGGAAGCCCTGCTTGTTATTCTCCTGTCTGTCCAGAGCCTATTGCTCCTTGGTCTTGGCGCAAGCCTAGTTTACATATTGTTTTGGCTGAGGAGGGACCAACAGCATATGCTGACGATGATAATCTCGATTATAAATTCGAGGGCTGCCAGTATAGCTACCGGACTTACAATTAGTAGGGAGGAAAGACCAAAGAAGGGTGTGAGTAGGAAGGTGGAGGAGAACGGTCATATGCCAACTAGTGCGTCAGAGCTGCACGATGCTGCGATAGCCACAGGACAGGTAGATGCAAATACTCTAGCAGAATTGGGGATAGAGACGATTTTTGAGGACGAGAGGGATAAGACATAGATGGCTACTACCTTTGCTGAGGTTCAAAAGACCAAGAATGGGTGGGACAAGTTAGATGATTCAGAATTGGTAGGGATGATTGAGAGAAGGTATGAGGTTTGGCTTGATCAGACTAAGGATCTGCGAAGACAATGGAGACTAAATACCCTGTTTATGCGGGGGATACAGTGGGCTGTTTACGACCCTTCGGGACGGGTTATTGTGCCGAAGCCTCCACCTGGAAAGGTTCGGATTACGAAGAATCTGATGAAGCCCTGGGCATTAGACATCGAGGCTAAGTTTGATTTACTTTTTCCTACATTTGATGTCGTGCCCAATTCTCCAAATCAGGAGGATAAAGATGCTGCCATTGTTGGAGAGGATACTGGCCAGCACTATTGGCGACTGCTTAAGTTTAGATCACGTCGTAGGCAGACAGTTCGTAATTGTCTTAACCATGGTGGCTGTCTCGCTATTCTTGATTGGGACGAGACTGTGGGTCCAAGGTTCCTTCGCACAGGCCAAATTGTTGATCCTACCGGAGAACCATTTCAGGAGATAGAAACCGATGGGGATGTTACCCTTGAGATTTATTCCCATTTTAAATGGTTCTGTGATGAAATACCAGGAGAGTTAGATAGTAAGTCTTGGCTTGGAACAGCTAACTGGATGACGATGGACAAGATCGCGGCTACTTTTGCAGAGGGTGGAGATGTCGAACCAGAGAAATTTTCAAAGCCTCTTGATGATACTCTTGAAGCTCTTCAGCAGGCTCAAGGTCCTGGACAGGCTATGCGACAGGACTACCGTGTTCCTGGCAGTACTGTGTTTAAATGGTACATGCCTCCTCAAGATTCTGTCCATGATGGACTCGTTGTCTACACTGCAGGAAAGAAGGTTTTACAGAGAAAACCTTGGCCAGCAGCCTTTGCTAAGCTCACTGGATTCCCCGCTGTTAAATACGATTGGTATCTCTCCCCTGAGCAGTTTAGGGGCCAGGCTCCAGTGGAAGATCAGATTCCTCTTCAACGTGAGATTAATATTACGTCTACACAGATTATTCAAAACAAAAACGCTATGGCAGTATTGAAGTATCTGGTACCTATAGGATCTGGTGTAGATACTATTAACGACATCGCAGGGCAGTTGATTAGACATACGCCCAATCTTCCACCATCTTATCTTCAACCTCCAACTATACCAGCTTATGTCTTCAAACACGCAAACGATACGATCGAAGCACTCGAGGATGTGCAGATGCTACATCGCCCTTCAAAGGGAAAGGTTCCCCCAGGGGTCAAGAGTGGTGTTGGAATTAATCTGTTACAAGAGCAGGATGATCGTCCGCTTAGTATCCCTGAGGCAGATATTCACGAACAAGATTCTCTCTTGTTCCGTAAGATTCTCCAGATCGTCTCAGTGGCTGTTGAGGAAGAGCGTTTCCTGCAATTTGTGGGTAGAAATAAACGTGTTCAAGTCAAGGCGTTCAAGGGATCAGATTTGCGTAACAACACGAATATACATCTGAGCGTTGTAGAAGGTGCTACTAAGTCTAAGGCAGGCATCCAACAGATGCTCTTAGAATTCATCAGAGTAGGGGCTTTCAGGGACCCTAAAACCGGGGCAGTAGATACGCCCAAAGTTATGGAGGTGATGCGACACGCTATCCCTGGGATTTTGTATGAAGAAGCAACTGACAAGCATACAATCCTCCAGCGAGATGAAAACGACATTCTTTACCAACCTGAGGCCGACATTCCTATGCCTCAGGCTTGGGAAAACCATGTTCTGCATCTTTCTGAGTTGGAGGACGAAATGAATTCCATGCAGTGGAAGACTAAGGCGGCGAAGGACAAGAGAATCACCGAACGCTTCATCATTCACCGCACTATCCATCTGCAACTTTTTCAGGGCGGTTCTACTGGCCAACTCCCACCGACAGCTACAGGGGGCACTGAGCAAGCGCAGCCTGAGCCTACCGGCCAAGTCGCTGGGGCATGAGCTAGAAAGGGAACTAAGATGGGACGGTTAAGCAACAAGTGGTTGAAACAAGGAGATGGGACCCTATGGCCGATTCATGGTGGCAGCGATCCACCACCGGAGGATAATCCAGATCCTGCTGTGCCAGCCATCGAAGTTGATGGTAGACAGTATAGTCAGGAAGATGTTCAAGACCTGATCAATGGAAACATGATGCAGGCTGATTATACTAAGGGCAAGATGGCGCTAAGTAGAGACCAAGAGGCTTTGGCAAGGGAGAGGGCGCAGTTTGCAGCTGAGAGAGCTGTTCCTAAACCTGCAGAGTCTAGAGTAGCGGACCTTGAGGAAGAGTATCAAGATCCTGAGCTGAAAGCGGTTACGCAATCAGTGAAGGAGCTGACAGATGTGGTAAAGGGTCGTGAGGCGCGGGATCAAAAACGAGCTGAGGAGGATAGGCTTGCCCACATGAACTCACAGATAGACTTGGCTGTCGATAGGGCAGACGAGCTTATTAAGAGTGATTATAAGCTTGCTACCCTCAATGGCGTTGCTGCACAGATCCAGAATCACATCTATCGAGACGGTAAGGTTCCTACGGCTGCACAGGTCCAGGATATCGTTATTGCTCAGCACAGAGAAGTTGCTAATCGGGGTGGAAGCGTAAGAGAACACGTGGGTGATACTTCTCAAGGGGAGAGTACGAAAGAAGGTGCTGGTGTAGGTGACTCTCCTCCGTCTGAGAAACCGCCTGCCCGGCCGAACATCGATGACAGTGATGAGGTTGAAAAACACCTTGCTGCTTTCATTGAAGCTCGGAAAGACCAACCAGGTTTTTACACAGAATAGGAGGAAAAAGAAACGTGGCTGCTCTCACAATGTCCGCGTTTGACAACATTCTGAAGGAATTTTACCTTCCCCTGTTTGAGGAACAATTCAACAGGCAGACCGTGCTGATGGATGAGGTTATTCTTAAGCGCGACTCTGAGCATGTAGAAGGTAAAAATGCCTTCATTGCTGTCGAATGGGAGACGCTGGGAGGCACGGACTCAATTTCGGAAGAGGGAACTCTTCCTACTCCGGAGCCAGGAGATTACAATCGGCTTCAGATTGGGATGAAGTATCACTATGCACGCTTTCGAATTACCGGTCCAGTGATTGACGCTTCAGCCTCAGATCCTGGGGCCTTCGCTCCTGCCC